CGGTCTTCATGTCGACGCCCGTGACGGTCGCCAGTTTCGTTATCGCGTTTTCATTCAGTTCTGACATAGTTCGCCCCCTTTAAGTGTAAACGACTTTCCCTTCGTGAACAATGACCTGGCCTTCGAATGTGACGATTGTGTCCAGAAGCGCGCCCGTATCGGCGACAAGTAAATATTGCGGGTGGTCGTTATCGCCCAGGCCGTTCAGCGCGTTCCCGTGGTCAAGCTTGCCGCCCTGAAGTCCCGTCGATTGATGGTTGTGGTCCTCCGACTCCAGCCGGTACTGGGTATGGTCGTCCCCCGTGGTCAGGCCCGTCAAAGTGCTATGGGCAATGGCGGCCCCTTCGCCGCCCGTGTGCGAATGGGAAAGGTATCGGTTCTTCAGCCAGGTAATCAGCGTCAATTCTAAAGGCATTATGCGACCCTCACAATCAGGCGGGGCGGATTGTCCGACCCCTTCCCGTCGACTATAACGTATTGCTGATTCGTCGTCCCCGAAGGGGCCGTGTTTGATATATCAAGCGAACTTCGAACGCCGAACTTCTGGAAGCCGACGCCGCCAGTGATTGCCGCCTGAAGGTCGGCCAGGCCCGCGGCCGTCAGTCGGATTCCGACCCAGCGCGCCGCCTTGATTGCTGGCGTCGGGATAGTGACCGAACCGAAGTCCGTGACCGCCCCTATCATGTCCCCGTAATCGTTGACGATAATCGGGTTCGCCAGGGTCGCGCCGTCGACCAGCGTCAGGTCGAATTCAGTGTCGACGATGAAGTAACCGTTTATCCTGACCAGGACAATCGCGTCCAGGGCCGTCTTGCTGGCGGCGATTCCTGATATGTCGAACTTCAAGAAGCCCCGCCAAAATAACCAGTCGGCCGCGCCGTCCTTTTGCATGCCGACCGCGACAATTCCCAGGTCGTTGAAAGCGGAATCGGCGTTCGCCGCGTCATGACCATCGGCGAAGCTGACCAGGCTTTCCTTCTGAAGATAGCCGTCGTATTGAATCGACGCGACAAGAAGCTTCTTTACGTCCCAAAGTTGCCACCATGCCCGGTAGGGGGCCCCGACTTCCCTGGTAAGTTCGATTCCTTCGATATGATATTGCGTATCAATCAGCGCGGGGTTCGCCGTTGAATCAAGCTGAAGCGTGATTCGGCGCGATAGGCCCAGGCCGAAGATTTTCGGATATAGGTCGGACGGATTCACGGCTGGAATCAGTTCAACGCGGGAACAACGTAAAATCGAATCCTTGTATCGTTCGACGACAATCAGGGCCTTTTCAATGGCGTCGACGACCGAAGCAATCAGCGAACTATCGTCCTTCCAGACACGTTCGCCGTGTAAGTCCCGCATGGTCGAATCGAAGTATTCCTGGGTTTCGCCGTCCCCATTGTCAGGGGTCACGCGGGCCGTGTTGTAAACCAGGGAATCGTCGTCCGCAAGTTCGGGCAAAACGTAATGGGAATCGCCGTCGTCCTTCAGCGTCGCCGCGGAAGTCGCATAAACGCCAGTCTGACGGGCGTCCCGATTCTGGAAGACGAAGAATCCGTCGCCCCGCATGAAGGCAAGCCCGCTTTCGGCCCTGACGACGTCGTGAATTTGTTCCAGGACGTTCGTTCCAGTCGGCGCGTCAATCATGGCGGCAACCACAACAAGACCCTTGTCGATTGCGGTCATGGCGGCGGGGAAGCCCTTTTCCAGAAGCATGTCCTTTAATCGCTGGCTTGAAATAACGGACGGATATTTTTTAACATAACCGCTTTGGGCGACCGTGTAATTGTTCGCCAGCTTATTCAGCATGGTCACGGTATTCGTCGCCGCGGCGATTGTGTCGATATAGTTGACTTCCGTGCCGGGCGTGTCGTCGGCGATAGTGACCGACTGGCCAGCGAACAAGCCTTCGATGCTGGTCAGGACGACAAGTTTCTGACCCGAATTCGCGTTCGACGCTAACGGGGCGACGTTAGTATGTGTCCCCGCGGTTCCCGCCAGCGGATAAACGTTCATTCGCGCGAAAGCTTTGAACATATCGACGCAAGCGAATTCAGTTTGCGGAATCATGCCGCCTTCTTTGTCGACCCAGCTATGGAAAACGGCTTCGATGTAACCATAAAAAAGGTCATAAGCGACGCCCGCGTATGCTTCGGTAATCCTGACCAGGGTCACAGGTTTCACGTTTCCCGTCGTCCCGTAATACGGGCTTGCGGTATTTCCGCGCCAGTAATTGCCCGAACGATTATCCAGAAGGATTTCCGCTTTGCCCGTTTCGACCCGGTCTAAATCGTGCATCCGTCCGACCAGTATGTGATAACGTTTCAGGTCAGCCGTAATAGGCGTCCAGTTTGGGGCGACGGTCATTAGGGACTGGTTTAAAGCAATCTCCACAGCAGGGACGGCTATATACTCTATGTTAAAGGTAACGTCATCTCCATAAGCTATTCCGCCCATACCAACGACATAAGCCCGATAATGATAGGTAACGCCTACTGTTAATCCAGCGACCACAGACGAGTAATTCCCCGTGCTAGTGGTAACTCCAAGCATTGTTTCGCTGTATTCATCGGCACTTTGAACGGTTGGATTAGCAGAAGTACCCCAACAAAAGCCGTATTGGTGAAGCTGTCCACTATCACCTAAACCTGCCCGATTACCATTAAGCGTAACAGAGATAGGGCTGACATCAGACGCGGCTTGAGTTGTAACCGTTGCTGCTGATGGACTGCCATCCCAACATTCAAACATTGCATCCCCACCAGAGCTCGACCAACTGCCCGGATGCCCTTGTCCCCCTCCGTATGTTGTACTCCCTTTACTCCTCCACCATAGAGCAGCAGACCCACTCGGCGTCACGACGACGGCATAATATGTTCCTGATATTACAGCGACGGTTCCACTAAGAGCAAAGACTACTCCAATACACTCTTTTCTATTGTCATAGGGGAACTCATCTGAAGCACCAAAGCCATCAGGAATTGTATCAACATCGACTGTAACTGAGGCAAGGGAGACATTAGGAACATATACACCTAAAGCACCATCGAATATTGTAGAGTAGATTGCTACAGTTATGTTCCCTGCACCCGCACCGAATCTGTTAATATCTAGGGCTATGTGGGTAATGTTATGATTACTGGCAGCAGGGAACCTCTCATACCAGCTTTCACTGGAGACGTATCTATGAGTATTCCTCCCTGTTATTATTTTTTCGTATACAGTAGGCATTATTTAACCCCGCTTGTTCCGTTTCGGTCGCCGTCCAGGATAATTTCGCGCCTGGTTGAAAGTCCTATCTGGCGGCCGTCCAGGATAGTCTTGTTTTCAATGACGAGCCGCGACGTTCCCGCGCTTCGGCTTCCCTGGGAAGCGACCGCGGCAACGGTCCCAGCCGCGACGATTGCCGCCCCGACGCCGATTAAACCGATAGGCCCCTGAAGAGCCTTGACTAAAGCCTGGGCGACCGCCAGACTTCGAAGCCAGGTTATCATTTGCTGAATATACGGAATCATGTGAATAATCGCGGCCGTTGTCTGGAATATAGCCCCGCCAGTCAAAAGAAACGTCGAAGCCAGCTTCGCGGCTGGCGAATCGGCCTTCCCGACCAGGGCCCCCAGGCTAGTCAACGCGCCGCCGATTGCGGACAACGCCAGATTGAACTTGAACGATTCAAGGGCGGCCGTTTGGGTCGTCCCCGCGAACTTCTTCATTTCGGGTGACGCTTCGTCGCGCATGCGCATAACGAGCGTAATAGCAGCTTCATTCGCCATATTTCCCCCCTTCGGCTATGGTTGCCAGTCGCCCCCGTAAAGGGCGACGTCCTTAACCCCTTTGTAAATCGCCAGGCATTCGATAAACGTTTGCGGCCATTCGGCGATTACCTGGGGCGGGAATCCTAATTCAGATACTAGCATTGCTTCTTCCATTTCGGGCGGCAAGCGGAACCTGGTCGGCATTTTTATCGCCTTGAAGACGTCTTCGCCAAGTTGCCGCCGCCGCCCTTTGGAAAAGGGCCGCTTTCCCCGTAAAGCTTATTCACGGCTTCGACCAGCTTGTTTCGCATGTCTTCGGAAAGGCCGTCAAGCGTTTCCTGGGAAACGTCCCCGAACGACCATTCCTTGACCTGGCCCAAAATCAGGGCGTCGTTGACGGCGTCGAAGTCGACCCTGGCCAGGTCGACGTCGATACTTTCGACCCCTTCAATCCGCATGTCATTTTCCCCGCTGACGACCAGCTTCGGATTCTGGCCGTTCGGAAAGGTCAAGAATTTCCTGGTCATGGCATTGACCGCCTTTTGCGTCCCGTGCCGGACTTCCTTGAAGAAGACGGCCGATTCCCGCTTCTTCAGCGGGCCCCAGCCTTTGCCTTCGTCCAGGTCGACTTTAACGGTCGGGATTTCGTATGGCATTTTCTTCCCCCTTTCGGAATAAATTCTGGAATATTTTCACGGGCATTTTACTAATAAGTCCCGCGGGTCACGACCCCGTTGACCTGAAGTTCGCACTTTGAAGTGACCATATTTCCGACCCTGGAAAGGATTCGGTAATCGCGAACCCAGGCCGACCCCGAATACTTCACATATCCCGCGGTCGAACCCTTCGGGCCATACTTGAAGGCGACGGCCGCCGTATGCGTTCTAAGGGGCCCCAGGACGGTATCGGAACCGACCTGGGCGTCGTCCGACCATAACAGTTCCAGGGTAATGACGACGTTTTCAAGGGACGGTTGCCATTTGCGCCCCGTGTCGCCCAGGACGGCCACGTCGGATAGTTCCCGCGGGCCAGGCAAGCCGTCGACCGATACGACGTAAGGCGTGATATTCCGGTCGCCCGCCCCCGTGTCGGTAATGTTGAAAACTGATACTTGACTATCGAAAAAAGCCATTTGATTTCCCCCCTTTTATTGGCCGCTGATATAAGCGACGATTTTTATGGCCATATCATTTACGACTTCTTGAATTTGCGGCATGAACATATCCAGGACGCGGATATGATAGGGATTCGGTCTTTGTCCTTTGACCGACTTCCTGAAGAATTCCTTGCCCCCTATGAAAAAGTGAAGATATTTTCCCGTTTTCGAATGTATCGGCGCGCCAGTCGGCCCCCATAGACCCGAACCTTCGCGGACAATGAACCCATAGAAAACGCCTTCGGGCGATTGCGCGGCCTGGCGGATTTCCAGGGCCTGATTCATGGCCCCGCCGATTATCTGGAAGACCGTCGAATTGCGAAGCTTGCCAGTCCGAACGGGGGTTTCAGCCCGAAGCGGCGGAGTGACCAAATGACCCAGGCGGCGAAGCCCTTCGTTTATGGAAATACGTGCGATTGTGTCGCCCGCTTCGTTGACCCGTTTCGCGAAAGCGTCCAGGTCTTTGACGTCCAGGTAAATTTCGCTTGTCATTCTAACCTTCCAGGGTCGAACATTTCCTGAACGTCCAGGGTATGACGCCGACCGCGATAAACACCCTTCGCCTGGCTGATAACGTCAGGGGAAGAAGACACGGTCAGGACGGTCTTCAGAATATTGGCCGCCCCGTTCAAGCGCGGGTATTTGGCCAGGGTATCGACGACTTTTTGCGTTTCGGTTCCGACCCTGACGTCCAGTTCGGTCAGTTCGCCGCGCCAGGGAACCAGGACGTCGACGTTGTAAGTCCAGGTTCGCCGTTCGATGTTCAGCGTCAGTTCTTCCGACTTATGGGACGAATACGAAATGACGACGATTCGGGCAAGCCCTTTCCCCAGGGCCCGCTTATCGTAAAGGAACGTATTCGCCGCGGTAAAATCAGCATGAAGCTTGACCGTTGCCAGGATTCCCGCTTCGACCGTTGCCTGGGTCATACTTTGCCCCCTTTAATCTTCGTCGTCCGAAGACCCTTGAATATTCGTTGCCGCGCCAGGGTATTCGTCCATGCCGCGCTTGAATATCGGCTTCTTTTCGTTGCCTTCAGAATCTTCCTGGGAACCAGCGAAGACGTCAGCCAGGCGGCCCTTCCGCATGGCGGCCCGAATCCGATGTTCCCGAATCGCCTTCTTCGCCGCTTCGAACTTCCTGGAATATGTCGTCGGGCGGCTTTCGGCCGCGGCTTCGACTTCGTCGTCAGGATTGAAGCCATACGACGGAACGGTCGACAAAAGAACGGCGGCCGCGCCGTAAGCGTTAGCGGCCTTCAAAAAAGCGTAAG